ATGACCCCACTAGAATCAACGATAGCACTTTATGAACCTTGATCTTTCACACATCGACCCAGATGTACTCGCTACCTGTAGCGAGGTGGATAAGATTGAGTATGCGATGTGCAAATCTGATGATAAGATTGACCTGCCTTTAACTCATGTTTTCACGCCGGGCTTGTACACCAGAACCATATTTATGCCTGCTGGCTCGTTAGTGATGTCTGTGACTCACAACACAAAGCATCCGTTTGTAATAAGCTCTGGCGAAGTTGATGTACTCACCCCAGATGGGCCAATTACTTATATTGCCCCTTACATGGGGATTACCAACCCCGGAACCAAAAGGTTTTTGCATGTAAAGCGGGACACTACATGGACTACATTTCACCCAAACCCAGAAAATATAACAGATCCAGACGAGATTGTGAAAACAGTTTCAGAAAAACTACACAATCCTTTGCTGGATAATGAAGACATAGCTCCAGCATGGAGCAAGAATGTATCTAGTTCTGTAACAATTAACGCAATTGACGATATGATTAAAATTGAAGAACATCCATTAAATCTTGAAAGCGGGGTGATGCCATGAGTATGGCCGCCATTGCAATTGGCTCAACGGTTGTTGGGGCGGGGGCTTCAATCTACGGCGCAAAAAAAGCAGGAAAGGGTGCAAAACCCCCTGCTCCAGTTGACATATTTGCAAGCGGCATTGCCAACAAGCAAGCGTCTGGGCTTTTGGATTACTATCGGACGAATGTTCCGGGTCTTATTGCGTTAAGTAGGGAGACAATGAATCGCTTGTCGCCAGAGCAAGCGGCTGCGGTGGAGAGGGCTGGACTGCAAGTAGGGGAGGCACAAAAACTTCGCCAAGGGTTCGGCCTAAATTTAGTAGGGGCCATGTCTAAGTATGGCTCCGTGGTGGGTAACTATCAACCCACCATTTCGCAAGAACAAGCCAATCAGTTGTACGACACCTCGATGGCGCAGACGATGGCGCAAGAAGCCTTCAATCGTCGTGGGGCATTGTCGGGAGAGGAGCAACGATTCGCTCAACAACAAGCAAGAGAAGCCGCAGCAGCCTCTGGTCGCATTGGTGGGAACGCAGCATTCGCCGCAGAGATCCAAAACCGAGAAGCCGCAAGGGCAGCTAGACGATCTGAAGCAGCAAGCGCAGGTCAGATGGCGTATGGTCAAGGACTTGGGGCTTTGCAACAAAGGCTTGCAACTCAACAAGGTTTGTTTAGCCAGAACCTTGGCATTGGGGCGCAACAGGCGCAGGAAAGGCAACTTGGGTTCAACCAATTCCTAACTGGTGAACAACAAAAAGCTGCTCTTTTGGATCAAGAGATGAAAGCCAATACGGTAGCATCTGGACTCGCTCAAGACTTCTACACCACCCCCGGACTCAACATGCTTGCTATGCCCCTTAACTTTGCCAATCAAGCGGCTGGAGCGCAAAACCAGTACAACAAGGATGTGACTACTATTAACAATCAGAATGCCGCTGCCAAAGCGCAAATGTGGAGCAACATCGGAGGGTCGATGATGGGTGCTGGAATGAATATGGGTGGTGGAAGCTACGGAAGCATGCTTGGTGTAGGGTTGTCTTCTATTGGTGGGCAAACAGGAAATACAGGGCTATACAATTACGGAGCAAATCTATATAACCAAAACATTGGGTATAATACCGCGCCAAAAGCCCTGATCGTTTAAGAAATAAAAATTATGGCAATTATCGCAGGACAAGTACAAACGCTCCCCTACCAATACGGGGATTCTAGCGCAATGATCCAATCCGCGCAGAATCTTGCGATGACTGGAGCGCAGGGGATTGCAGATCTAACTAAGCAGGTTAAGGACTACTTCAAGCAGCAGGGGGAGGCTAAAAAGTCAGCACAACTTGGGATCAAGATCGCGGAAGCCGCGAAGATCATGGATCCACAACAAGCACCTTACTACGACAACCTCATCTTCTCCATGAAGGATGAGAACACCCCAGTGCAGGTTCGTGGTGCGTTGGGTGCTAGTGTGCAGGACTTGCTGAAGCAGAATGTGAGTAGCCGTGCGGTTGCGGTGCAGGAAGCCCAGATGGGAATGCGTCCTGCGTACTTCGGTGGTGGGAGGCAGACAGCTACTCGACCAACTTACAGCACAAGTGCCATATCACAAGCAGCCCGTACAGGTCGCGGAGTGGATACGTCACAAGGTGATGCGGCGTTGGCAAATCAACCAGAGGGGTCTCAAAATCTAATCCCACAAGATAATGTTGTTCTTGGTGGAGTGGCTGGAGCCGATGCAGAAAAAGTTGCCAATTTAATTCAAGAAGCTCAAACACTTGGTGTTCCTGCTGAAAGGGTAAATAGAATTGCTACTGGTGTTGAACAAGAATTAAAGAATCCATCACAAAACACCCCAAACGCAATTCGTGCATGGGTTGGAAATCTAGAATCTTTAGTAACAGAAAGCAAAAAGGGTCTAGACATAGCCAAAGACTCTAAAGGTCAACCACAGGCTGTCATTTTCGAGGATGAGTCTGGAAATGTTTCTAGATATACAAAGACGCGTAGCGGAAATTTGGTAAATGAATTTGGAGAGGTTTTAACTCCACAAGGAAAACCAATTGAGCAACAACAGTATAAGCGAATTGATACTGATGCTATTCAACGCACGCTGGATCAAAGTTATGACATGGATGGCAGGCCGATTCCTCAAGGAGAACCCGGTTCCGTGCTACCCGGACTCCCTCAAGGAGATGCTGGAAATCTGCCGCCAGAAGCATCCAGAACCCGTCCGCCAAGCTTCCAAGAACTAACCGCAGTTCCACCAACACCAGAAGGTGGCGTGCAGCGTATTGGAGAACAGGAACCTAAACCAGAGCAAAAAAGTGCTGGTCTTGGGTTGATGGCGAAAGAGTCGCAAGTAAAACAGGCACAATCTTCTAGCGAAGAACTGAAAAGACTTACCTCGCTTTCCCCGCGCAAGGCTAAGTTGTACGAATCTGCTCTCAATCAAGCGTACCAAGATGTAGCAACTGCCCCAAGTGAAAATGTTGTTAAGGAAATGGAGTTGCAACTTCTTATGCAACCAGAGTCCAAAGGCCCACAAGTAATGTCTGAGGAAGAGTACAACAGAAGGAACATTTCTACCATCAACAGGGCTAAAATTCGTGCGCGGGATCGTGCTGGCATGTATAAGATCTTGGAAAGATTTGATGTCATTCAACAACTTGCCAATCACCCAGAAGCAAGTAAGGTTTTTGGAAAAGCAATACCCGAAGAAAAGCTAAGAGAACTTGCCCGTACCGAGGGTGGTGTTTATGCGTTGTACGAAAACCTCAAGGGTCAAGACTTGGTGCAGGCAATGGCAGATATTAAAGCGCAAAGCGGAACTGCTGCCAATATGTCTGAGCGTGAAACATTTGCGCTGCAAAGTGCAGTAAGTGCTTTCAACCTAAAGCAAGATTGGAACTCTGCTCAAAAATCATTGATGCAAATGGCAAATACAGCCATCCGCGCAGGTAAGAACCTTGGTGCTGATGATAGCATATTTGACACCTCTCCAATGACACCAGCAACATACGATGCCAATGGGAAGAAGCTAACCGAGGCATCAAAACGGCAAACATCAAGGGCAAATGAAATCCTAAACGCGCCACAAACACTGCCTTTGTTCCGGGATGAGATTCAATACTTCAACAGGGTTAATAGCCTAAAAAGCAGATTGCAAGGTGGACAGGGTACTGGTAAAACTCAACCAGCACCACAAGCCCAACCGCAATCACAACCATCTACGGTTACTCCAATGGGACTTGAATCTATATTCTTTCCAACACGATAACCACAATGACCCCACAACAACGGGACGCACTAAAACAAGCCCTTGAACAACACAGCCTGAGCATGGCTGTAAAGGATGCCGCTCCAGAGGATGTTGCGGCACTTCCTCAAGACTTTGCTGTACCAACTTACAATGCTAACAATCAACCATTGTATGACAACCAGTTGTTCCCGGCAGTAAAATCTGTTGAGGATCTAGTTGCGCGTGGGTACGCCACCCCAGACGGGCAGGTTACAGAGAATGGCCAGATGGCACTTTCCTTGAAAAAGGTTGGCGCACTTAACGACGACTACACGCTAAACGATACTGGAAAGACGCTGATGGCTAGCAGGGATGACCTGCTTAAAGAAGAGAACATCGACCTGTATCGTGAGTACAAGCGTTTGGAGTTGGATGAGGCTCCAGATGTTGGAATTTGGGACTCCATTAAAGACATCGCATCAAAAACCGTCCAAGGGGCAAATGTAATTGCACAAAACGAACTTGGTGGAATTAAGGATATCGCAAGTAGCAGAGTTTTTGGTGGTGCATTCGACCAGTATGGTGCGGAAGCATTAACACCAGAGAAAAAGGCCAAATCCAGAATCGAAACCGAAGAGGCAGCCAAGGATTTGTTTGCCACATCAGCAGGATTGGCAAGGGCTGCTGCTACTGAAATCGACAAGGTTGCCGCGAAGACCATGTGGGATGGCATGATGCAGGACTACCAAGTCTCGTATCTTGAGCAGAAGTATGATCGTGATTTGGCCGACATGGAGAAGGTCAACACGGCAGAAGTCGCTGACGAACTTGCCAAAGTTATCGGGCTGAAAACGCAGTTCGCAGAGGGTAGGCGGCAAGCGGAGCAATTGCTTGGCCCGGAAGCTACACAGCAAGCTATTGAGGGTGGTAGAGCGGCTGGATTAACGCTTTCACTAGTAAACCCACTAGCACCAGAGGCACTAGCCGCTAGGGTTGGATTTGGAGTGGCACAAAAGGGTGTCACCGCAGCGTTCAAGCCGATTGCAAGGAAGCTACTGGAGTCTGAAAACAAGGCCGCGCAAGCATTAGCCGCCAATCAACGGGTGAATGGGCTGAATAGTCACCTTGCACAAACCCAATACCTTGCCAAGTCAGCAGAGGATCAAGCTATCTTTGCCGAGCGGCAAGCCGACAAGCTTTCCAATATGGGGCTTGTTGACCGGGCTAATGCCGCTCGTACGCTTGCCGACAATCTGCGCACAAAGGGTCTGGAGGCTGGAGCAAGAGCGCAGGGTCTAACCGACGAGATTGCAAGGGCTTCAGACGAGGCTGCTAAATTGGCTCAGGATGCCTCTGTAGCCGACAAGATCAACTTTGTGGCACAGAAGGCTAGGGAACTGCCCGGAATGCCACTACAGGCAATTGGTGGGCTTATAGAGGGTACTGGCAAGGCCATGATCGGAATCGACAAGGGTCTTTCTACCCTAGCCTCCAAAATTGGCGCGGATAAAGCGTGGAACGCGATGAACCGCATTTCCTCCCTCTCTGGTCTAGGCGGTGCTGGAGCAGCAATGGGTCTTGGCCCGGCTGCGTTTATCCCTGCGGCAATTCGTACTGCATGGTCTACCGCACCGTTTCTAAAGGGTGCTGGTAACTTCGTAAGGATGGTGGGTAAAGAGACCGCAAATGCCCGTGGACAAATTCCATTCTGGCAGCGTGTGGCTAATTACGAAAATCTAGGTTCCACTCAGCGAGCAGTTGCCCACCTAATGGATACCGCAACTATTGGAGGTCGCCTTACTGGTGCTGCTGGAGATGTCGCAAAAGGTATGGCTGCTGCGTACCCAGTTGACCTTGCCTTCCAATGGATTTCCGATGGTGGGGAAATGGACATGAACACCCTGAAGCAGGCCGCAGCCGAAACAGTTGTTTTCGGTGGCGGTGGCGCACTTGGTGGTATTGTTGCTGGATCTCCAGACCGAATCAAAAAGCTGCAGCGTGGTGATGCACTTAACTTCTATCGCAACCTAAAGGATGGTGGTCAGCGAGTGGCATTCAATGCCCTTAATGACGGCATGAAGCGTTCCATCGGAACCTACGCATCATCATTCCCGAACCTTAATGTTAGGTTTACCGACCAAGGTGGTGGCGCATTCGACAAGGCAACGAATACTGCCTTCATAAACCCAATGGCACGCAACCCTCTCAAGCCATTGCTGGCTCATGAGATCAACCACTACATCTTGGTTCGCAACCAAATGGAAGGCGGGGTTGCTGCGGCACTAGTTGGAGATGGGGTTCAGACTGGTGGAATTCTTCGTGGAAAAGATGGCAAGCTCGATCCAAACTTCCAAGCGTTCAAGGACGAGTACACACGCAGGCTGGAGGCTCAACACAACAGGCAGATCGACACAAGGATTGCCGCAGGTGAAAAGGTTCCAGCCAGAGAGCGAGCATTTGCTGCACCTACCGACAATGACATTGCAATTGAGTACTTCGTGGACTCGATGGCAGATGACATGATGGGAATGGCTGAAAGTGGTGAACTTGGAAAGCAGGCTGGACGCATGCTTGTCACCCGCAAGATGCAGTCACTTGGAAATGCTATCCTGCAACAAGCACCGATTATTAAGGATTTCTTCTACAAGCTTGGTGGTGCTACGGACAAAACTGGACGGGCAGTCTACGGCAATGGTCTGCTGGCAGAAGGAATCCGCGAGATTCCAGAGATGAAGAAGCTATTCCGCAAGATGATCTCCGAGTCTGCTGGTCGCCCCATGCATGTGGCAAAAGTCACCAAATGTGAGTCTGATGGTCATTCCATCCCTATCATGGGCAAGGATGATCCAATTCTTAATGAGATGACATCTCTGTGGGAGACCGATGCCGATGGTGTTCCGTTGCGCGACAAGAATGGTGACTATATTCCGCTTTCAGACCAAACAGAACAACTCCGAGCATCCTCTGGTCTTATGCTACTGGAGGATCAGCAGAACAGGATCAACCGTGGAGAGACGATTGAGCCGGGCGAGTTGCGATTCAACCCGGAAGAAAACGCATGGACTGGGGAATATCTCACGGATCGCCAGATTCAAATACTGCGGACATCTGGCAGGTTTAATAACGCCCAACTTCGCCAGTTGGACATGCTTAATGGTGCAGCCAAGGAGAACACCGGGCGCAGGTTCCTAGTGTTCAACCAACCTGCTACCAAGAAACGCAAGGGCAAGCGTGTGGCTTACGACACACTGGGAGTTTCCATGCGTGAGATTGTCCCGTATGGCATCAAGATCACCAAGGATGGTAACCTGCTAGTGCGCCTCATGAGCGTACAGCAGCTGCATGCTAACGCTTTTGAGAAGGCCGCAAGCAAGCGGGGCCAATCCCTGTACAAGGGCAACGCAGAGCAGATTCTGAACGATGTGAACCAAGTGATTGAGAATCACGGTCGCAATGAGCCAACGGATGCCTACTTCAAGAGCAGGTACGGAAACGAGTGGGAAGTCCGCAAAAACTTCATCAACACCGTGTTCGGAAATGTCGGCAAGGGTCAAAAGGACATCAACCCGCTGCTAGCCGCAGAGAAGGCAAAGAATGCTGTGGTTAAGACCTACCGCATTGACCGCATCAACAAGGCTACGGAATTGGAAGGACGCACTAACCTTCCCTACCAGAACCACCTAGTGAAGGTGAACTTCATGCCAGAAGGTGAGCCAATCCTAGACGAGAATGGCGAGCCAAAGGATCTACGCTACACTCCAAGCTACGAGGATAGCCAAGTCCGCATGCCAGAAGCCCAGCGCATGATGCCAGAGGGTGAGCAGGGTGGTGATGTCACGCTCACCAGACTCCGCGAAATCCGCGATGGGTTGGACGAAAACCTCACAGAACGCGAGGCGATTGACGAGCTTGACTTCATCATCAATGACGCTCCATCTGGATACTTCCCTCAAGACATTCTAGACAAGGTTGATCAAGCGAAGAGAGACATTGAGGAAGAATTCACCACATGGGCCGGCAGGGGAGACTCTGGAGCAAGCACCGAGTCTGCAATTTCATCCGTTATGAGCTTCTTGGACAGCAAGGAGTCTAGAGGGGAAGCTGCCCCCACCCGCTTCATGCCAGAGGGCGTGGACGAGGACAAGTTCTACTCCCAGCTTGAGCGCGTCATCACCGACAAGGTTCCCACCCGCGCCACAGCGCAGCAGATCATGGCCACCATCGACCCGACACGGGGAAGTGGAGTGAAGGCAGACGAGATCAAGTGGAGCGGCATAGAGCAGGCACTAGCGAGTCTGGAGAAGGACGGCAAGGTGTCCAAGGAGGATTTGCTAAACTACCTTCGTAACGAGGGCAGGGTTAGGTTTGAGGAGGTTGTAAGAAAGCAACCAAGCGGAATTGCACCAGAACCACAATTGCCACCAAATGTTCAAGTTGAGGAAATTAACGGAGATTGGTATATTACAAATCCGATTGAAGACGAAGGCCCATTTGCAACCGAAGAAGAGGCAACCGCAAGGATGATGAATCCAAACGCGGGATATCTTACTACAGAAACAGCTATTATTGGTCAAAACCCTTTAGACCAAACTCAATTCTCCCAATATGTCCTCCCCGGCGGCGAGAACTACCGCGAGGTGGTGCTGGCAATGAGTGATCCGAAAGCCCCCGAGTATCACAAGGTTGTTAAACTGGATGACGGGACTTTCGAGGTGACTGACCCTGACAGCTACGGAATCCCAATGGATAACCGAGATGACGCTGAAAGACAGGCTCAGTATATGAATGAAAAACGGTTTGGCGGCACTCCTCCTTCATACACCTCCTCCCACTTCCCCGACATCCCCAACTATGTTGCCCATATGCGCACAAACGAACGCACGCTGGACGATGGTAGCGATGGATTGTTCGTGGAGGAGTTCCAGTCTGACAGGCATCAGGCGGGGAGGAAGAAGGGGTACGCAGGAGAAGATAGTGGCGAGATCCCAGACGCACCATTCCGCACCACTTGGCCCATCCAACTCTTCAAACGCGCACTTCGTGATGCCGTGGATGGTGGCAAGGACTGGATTGGTTGGACGACTGGAGAGACGCAGAATGATAGGTTTGATTTAAGTAAGTCTCTTGACTCAATAGAAGTCCGCCGAATTGATGGTAGTAATCGCGTAACCGTTTACGGGACAAATGGCAATAATAATGTTATTACTCAACAAAGCACGCTTGAGGCACTACCAGATGTAATTGGCAAGGAGTTAGCAGAAAAGGTGATTTCTGATATGTCCCCTAAAGGAACTCCGCAACAGATTCAACGCGCCAAAATCGCAGCGGAAGAAGCTAGAAATAAACTGCAACAACCCGGAGTAGGGTATGATAGTCCATTGTTTGATGAATATGAGCGTAAAGCTGAAGAGTTCCGTGTATTAAATGGAAAGTCCGATGTATCATATAGTGGTCTAGACCTAAAGGTGGGCGGCAGCGGCATGAAAGGATTCTACGACAACATGCTCCCAAAAGAGGTTGGCAAGTATGTCAAGCAGTTCGGTGGCAAGGTCGAGAAGGCAGACATGACGCAATCCGTGGAAGCCGACATCATGAGCGGTGAGGAAGCGGAGACTGGCAGCATTCCAATCTGGAAGGTGAACATCACCCCAGAGATGCGGAAGATTTCGCAGACTGGTCAGATGCGGTTTATGCCAGAGGGTGAGGCAAAGGAAGCTAATCTAAAATTGCTACAAACCAAAGAAACACTAAAAGACTGGGCTTTTGGTCAGGCAAATTGGAAGGATTGGTATTCAGAACACCAAGAAACTCTAGATGATTTCTTCGGGGATCAAGCTGAGTTGTTCCAAGAAATACTTGCGGTCACATCGCAGGCTGCATCAGTAAAAGCAAATGTTGGACTTGCGTTAAAAGCGTTTGGTCAATTGATGCGCAATGAAGAATTTGACGGAAAGCTCAGAGGTGAGGAAAAAAGTGGATACTTGCCAGCGGTCATTAAAAACCTTAATGCAATCAAAAACAAAACTCAAGTTGGTGGTAGAAAAATATCAAACTACAAATCAGCCAACGAAGGGGATTCGTCTAAGGTTGTTGTAGACAGGCACATTGCGAGAATGCTATTTGGAGTTGATACGCCAACTGCAAAACAATATGCTAAAGCAGAATCTGTCTTGTCAGATGTCGCAAAAGAACTAGGTTGGGAGCCAGCACAGGTGCAAGCTGCATTATGGGCGCAATCAATTGTAATGTCTGGAAAAGAACCAGTCAGTTATGGTGCATATCTAAAAAGCCTAGAGGCAAAAAAACTAACAAAGAAAGAACTGATAAGTGGACTCAAAGGAAATCAAATCACAAGAAGAATTGGACAGCTTAGTGGATCAGGCTATGGAAGCAATGAACTTAGCAAAGCAAGGGGAAGATATTCTCCTGCTAGCGAAAATGCTCCTAAAGGAAAAAAAGGACTAGGTGCATCAACACCAAAACCCAAGCGGTCTACCGCAAAAGGCAACGCTTCAGCTATTGCAAACGCCGCAAAGCTGAAGTAAAACTAACCACCATGAGCGAGAAACTAACCGCAGAACCAGATCAAGAATGGTTCGCAGAGGTCATGCGTCGAGCCGAGGAGCACGGCAACAGGCAGCGTGTGGAGTTCTGGAACCCACAGGCGGCGGCAAAGTGCCTCTGGCTACTCGCACAGGGGAAGAGCATCAAAAGCACCTCCGAGATCACAGGACTTGCCCGTGACACCGTGCGGTCGCTCATGTGGCGGCATTCTGACACTCTGGAGACGAAGCGGAAGGAGTTCTCGCAGAAATATGCGATGGCTGCTGAAACCTACACAGACCTGCTGTTTGCGAAAGCGGATCAGCTTGCCGACGACCCCGACCAACTCAAGAACATCTCACCCGACCGACTGGCGATCACCGTGGGTGTCCTCACGGACAAGAGCATGCAACTCTCTGGCATGGCTACTGCGGTCGTGGAACACAGGCAGGGGGCGAGTATCGACGATGCCGCCAAGATGATCGCAGAGGCTAAATCTCGCATCGCTAGCAAGGTGAAGGCGAAGGCAGTTGAGGCTGAAATAATCCAATGATACAAGAACCAGAATCCAGACACGCAGACCACCTCAAAGATGGTGGGAATCTAGTTCGCCACTACATGGTCGAGCATGACGGCGTTCAGCACAAGTGCCATACGCTATTCTACGCCTCGTACTTGGCCGAGAAACTCAACGCCAAGGTTTGGCATGTGGTGCTAGAGAAGCACATAAGACCATTTATAGGCGTTTGTCAGCACTGCCAGAACCGCAAGAAATACCGCGAGCTTCACCTTGTGGACGGCAACCGTGGGTCATTCCCGCCAGAGTACGACACCCTTGGGTGTGATGATTGTGATAGCGTTTACAGAATTGTTGATATTCTCATGGAAACTGGCGCATACAAGACCAACTCATGAAGTGGCGCACCCACCAGATCCTTTCCCCGCCTACCGATGAGGAAATTGCCCTCATGGAGCCAGAGGAGCTTATCGAGCTTCACAGGGTCTACCATGAGGCTGTGGACAACGCAGAACGCGACCCGTACCGCTTTGGCTTCCGACTCCCCCACTGGGCGAAGGCAGAGGATCAACTACAGGAGGTAAACGAGATTGTGGCACTAGGCGGCAACCGTTGCCTTGCTCCAGAGCAGGAGATTTACGACCCTGTACTCAAGCAAAGCAAGCGAGTTGACGAACTGGAATCTGATTTCCATGTCCAAGCATGGGATGGCGAGAAGGTTGTAATTGCCAAGGCGCAACCATCATTCAGAAAAAACAAACAAGAGATTTACGAGGTGATTCTAGACAACGGAGAATCATTCCGATGCTCAAAATCGCACCTTGTATTGCACAAACTTGGGTGGATGCCAGTTGGAGACATCAAGCTAAACGACGAGCTTTCAAGCCCATTCTGCGCTTGCCCTCTTCAGTCCAATTCGGAACACAACCCTTCAGTGTCACCTCAAGATGCCGGGCATTGTTCTCAAACAACTCAAGATTCTCAATGCGATTATCGTCTTTCACTCCGTTCTTGTGGTGAACAACCTCCGCACGGGTCAAGTAACGCCCAAGGTGCTTCTCCATCACAAGGCGATGCTCAAGAATGTAGCGCGTGTACTTGCGGGCATTTGGATGATTCGGGCAGTAAATCTCAATGTAACCGTCCTTGTTCACGATCCTGCCGCCTTTCCATTCGGGATGTCCTTCGCCGCTTCGTGGCCCTGTCCGCTGACATTGTATCCCGTGTTTTTTGCAAACCTTGTAGATCAACTTCGCGGTCACTCGTGGATCTAGCTCCTTTACCAGCTTTTCCGCTATATTCGCTTGAGTCCATCCATCAGCAATCCACTGGCGTATTTGATCTATTGGGTAAGGTATTGAGTTGTGCGTTGGCATACAGACACCCTAACTATTCCCGCCGAGTTGTCAAGATCAATTACCTCCGAGAAGATTATGTCTGGGATTTTCATGTTCCAGTTTACAATAACTACATTGTAGCAGGTGTTCCCCAACACAATTCGGGCAAAACCCAATGGGGCGCATTCTCCGTGGTTCGTGCCGCAATTGAAAACCCTAACTCCGAGATCATGTGCTTCGCGCAGACATCTGAGGTTAGCATCCGTCAGCAGCAGAGTGCCGTGTGGGACTGGCTCCCAGCCGAGCTACGCACGAAGCAGACATCCTCCGGGACATACATTAGCTACACGAAGAAGAATGGCTTTACTGACTCATCGCTCATCCTACCCAACGGCTCTCAGATCATATTTAAGACCTACTCCCAGTACCAGAACAACCCGACCATCTTGGAGGGAGCGGAGTTGGGTTCTCGCTCTCCTAATTGGCATAATGTGGGCGTGTGGCTGGATGAGTATTTGCTTGGCCCTGAGCTTATAAACACCCTGCGGTTCCGACTGGCAACCCGCAACGCAAAACTGTTGCTGACCTTCACGCCTATTGACGGGTACACGGAGGTGATCAAGGAATACCTAGATGGAGCCACCAGCATAGAGAGCCGCGAGGCTGAACTGCTAAATGGTGAGCTTGTCCCCTATGTGCAGAGGAGCAAGAAGCGCAATGCCAGCGTCCATTATTTCCACTCCCAAGACAACCCTTTCGGTGGCTACGAGCGGATTAAGGAGACTTTGGTTGGGAGGCCTAGGGAGGAGATCCTAATTCGTGCGTACGGGGTTCCCGTCAAGTCCCACGCCACCAAATTTCCCAAGTTCAACAAGGAGGTAAATGTGGTATCTCCCGACACTATTCCAACGAAAAATGTGACGCGCTACCATATTGTCGATCCTGCGGGAGCCAAAAACTGGTTCATGTGCTGGATTGCCGTTGACGCGACTGGAACCTATTGGGTCTACCGGGAGTGGCCGGGTGTCGATGTGGGCGATTGGGCCGAGTGGCGAGGGGGCAAGTGGGTTGCCGGCGATGGCGCAAAGGGGCAGGGCTACGGCATCCGCGACTATGTGGAACTCATAAAAGACCTAGAGGGTGACGAGGAGATCATGGAGCGTCTAATCGACCCCCGACTTGGTGCTGCCAAGTACCAGTCTGCGGACGGGGCATCATCCATTATCGAGGATTTGAACGACGAGGGAATCGTGTGCATACCCGCCCCCGGCTTGGAAATCGACGATGGGTTGCAAGCTTTGATCGGGAAAATGTCTTGGAATGTAACTATACCGTCAGATTCGGTCAACCGACCGCATTTCTATGTCAGCGAGGAGTGTGAGAACATCATCCAAGCGTTGTCGGAATACACGGGCGATGGTGGTCTGAAGGAGGCTTGGAAAGACCCCATAGATGTCCTGCGCTACGCCGCAATCTCTGGCATTGACCATGTGGACGGGTCACATATAGCTGTAACTAGACAAGGCACAGGAGGATACTAACCATGAAAACAAAGAAAAAAGCAGCAAAGAAGGCAGCGAAGAAGGTTGCGCCAAAGGTAGAACCACAAGCGGAAGCGGTCATTCCCGCCCCAGAACCAGCAGCCGAGCCTTTGGAGGTCACGGTTATTGGACTAGCAATTAACCCAAGGTATGTATATGCAGGGTTGGATGGGAATCGCATTGCCATCGAGGTTCCCAACCGCATGTCCCAGCGACTGCTTCACAAGACTATTAAAATCAACAGGAAATTAGACTCCGACACCTACGAATTATATCATGGAAACTGACTCAGAAGCCCTAGAAGGAGAATCGTTGATCTACTTGGACAAGGAGCCAGATGTGGGTGCGCTTACCTATGCCTACGAAACCGCACTCATAGACCTAGACGAGTACTTCCAGACCTGCCTGCGCAGCTACGACGAGCGGCGCAACATTTGGCCGGGCAAGTCTGACGACCTCCGCAAGCACGGTGCTAACGCATTCCCGTGGGAGGGAGCCTCCGACCAAGAGGTTAATGTGATCGGTGAGAGGATCGACACCTATGTGGCACTTTTCGACCAAGCCCTCCAGCGTTCCCACATCAAGGCATTCCCGACCAGCATGGCATCCATGCCACGGGCGGCGATGGTCAGCGGATTCCTAAAGTGGATGCGTTCCTCGTACATCCCAAATTTCCGGGAACACATGGAACTGGGGGCTAATTATCTGTTGGAAAAAGGATTGATGATCTCCTATGTCGGATGGCAGCGGGAGTCCCGCACCTACCTCCAGACCATGACTCTGGACGAGATCGCGCAGGCCGCACCAGAGATGGTGGATCTGCTCATGGACGAGAATGCCACAGAAATGGCCCTAGGATTGATTTCTCAGGCTTTCCCTGCACTTTCGGGGAAGAGAGCCAGAAAAGCCCTCAAAGACCTCAGAACGAAGGGAGAGGCGCAAATACCCATTCCTAGGGTAACCGTGGATCGCCCGGTCGTCCATTCCTGCGCCCCGGACGGGGAGGTCATCCTGCCACCCTATGTCTCTGACCCGCAGCGGTCACCCTACATTTTCTGGCGCACCTTCCTCACGGCTCAAGAGTTGGAGAAAAAAGTAACCAACGAGGGCTGGGACGAGGACTGGGTCGAAAACGCTATCGATCGACTCCGTGGCAAGGACAGCATGTACCTCGACGGGGAGAAGCAGAAGAACATCACTAGGTTGCCCATCACTGACGACAATGACCTTGTCATGGTTGTTTACGGCTACCAACGCCTGATCGACGAGGAGGACGGCTCCGAGGGTATCTATTGTACGGTCTTCCACCCCAACTCCGAGGGCTACGCCAAGCACGAACTACTTAACGGATATGACGACTATCCATTTGTGGTAACTCGTTTGTCTAATAACCAGAAGCGCATGTACGAGGTGCAGACCTTCGGTGACATCCTCCGTGGGGCGCAACTCCAGATCAAAACCGAGCGTGACTCGCGTGTTGACCGCTCGTCGCTGGCAACCCTGCCACCCCTCATGCACCCCGCCGGCAAGCCTCCCTCCGACTGGGGGCCGGGCAGGCGCATCCCATATCGTCGTCTTGGTGAGATCCAGTGGGGGCCGACACCACCACCCGACAATGGCTCCGTGGAGGTCGAGGTGTCGATGATCGGACAGGCAGACCGCAGCGTTGGTCTCGACCTTAACAATCCGCTCTCGTCCATGAGGCAGCAATACTTCGTGTCCAAGTTCCTAGACCATGTGCGTGATGTCCTGAACCTTGCTTGGAAACTATACCAACGCATGGGGCCTGACGAGGTGTTCTTCCAAGTTACTGGCAACCCAAATCCGCAGGTGATGACCAAGGGTTCTGCTGACGAGAACTTCTCCATCGTGGTCAACTTCGACTCCCAGAGCAATGACCCAGAGACTGCCGAGACGCAGTTGAAAAACATGGTGTCTCTGGTGCAGTTGGATCGCAACGGCATCATGGATGTAAACAAGTTGCTTGAGTTCACGGCATCTAGTATCAACCCTATCTTTGCCGACTATGTGTTGCAACCAGCCGAGGAAGCCCAGCAGAAGGTTGCCAAGAGCGTCACGGACGACCTCGCCAAGATCTACTCTGGTATCGAAGTTCCCGCCCAACCAAATGGCGCACAGATCGCCATGCAGATGCTACAAGCCTATGTGCAGCAGCCCGATGTCGCGGCACGCGCACAGCAGGACGAGGCATTCGCGGCACGACTCCAGAAATACGGAGAACAGTACGCATTTCAACTCCAACAAGCCCAGAACGCAGAAATCGGTCGCATCGGAACCGCTCCCGCGCAGATGGGCGGCGTGACAACCCAAGGCATGCAGCAGTAATGGAAAAGAGATTCAAGAAAGTAGTCACCAACCCCGATACTGGTCGCAAGAAGACCGTGCGCTTCGGGCAGGCAGGTAAGGCTGCTGACGGCAAGGATCGCATCCGACCCGGCACGAAGAAGGGTGATGCCTACTGCGCTCGTTCCGCCAAGATCAAGGGTGACTGGAAATCAGACCCCAACTCACCCAACGCCTTGTCCCGTAAGAAGTGGCGTTGCAAAGGCAGTAAAAGCATGAAATGATACTACAATGAAGACACCAAAGACCAAGTCCGCCAAACAAGCGAAAGTAGCAAAAGTGATGGGCGAATACAAAGCTGGAACGCTCCATTCGGGCCAAGACCCCAAGGGGCCGCGCAAAGCACCCGTGGTGAAGAGTCGCAAACAAGCCGTGGCAATTGCCATGTCGCAGGCTGGGATGTCCAAGAAACGCAAATAACTTATGAAAAAAGGTAAATCAAATGGCTGCGGCCACAACGGAAACGGAAACGGAAACGGCAAGAAGAAGGGCAAAGGCTATGTCGAGATCGAGATCAAGATGAGCCGTGCGCCAAAGAAAGCAGCCAAGAGCAAGTAACATGACACCACTACCGAAACCAACGATACAACAATCCGTAGAAGCACTTTCCGACCGCGAAGAATATCACGCCATCGTCCAGTTTATCCGCGACGAGCGTGAAAAGTTTTTCGGCGACCTTCGCCTGTGCGAGTCCAGCAATGATGTCATGAAGGTGGCAGGGTCTATCGCTGCTCTGGATGAGTTGCTAGGTGTCCTAGCTTGACAATTTGCCTGTAACAATGTAAACATTACCCATCACGCTAGCGAATGCTTGATCGCTGTAGGTAGCGTGTGTTTCATTGTTCATTGGTTTCACCCTTGGTAGGTTCAATCCCTATCAAGGGTGTTTTCTTTACTGGATAGTGTAAATGCTCATAATGAGTGAATAAACGCACATTAGGACGGTTTTCGTCCAGTTTCTCGTACACTAGCACATTCCCCAACTCCCGGCATTAGAGGAAGGCTCGCAGGCATAGTTCGCCCATTACAGGCTAAACTATGCTTCATACTCCCGTATATTCTGCGGAAAGGACGACATACACACCAGCAAGGCTGGAACCAAGGATAGCAGAGGGTTGAGGCTGTAAGGCTGCGTCAAACTCCTTGATCGTCACACTCTATTTAACTGCGCCGCAAATTCATCAAGCGCAGTACCCTGTGAGACTTTTACCTAGCTTCCGTGCGGTCGTTCTAGCGTTCCTCGGTTGCTTGTCTATGTCGCCAGACCTTCGGGTAAAAACAAAGGGACTGGCCGAGGAGTTGGATACTCGACCAGTCCCAGAAGATCCATTGCTCTACGCGCCGGAGGGGTGATTTCTGACGATTATTCCAACTCCCGTCAAGGCGAATCCTACTCTGGGTTTCCCCGCAAGTCAACCCACAAAATACCCGCCAAAATATCCGCATTCGTGGCGTTGATTTTCTCCGACATTTTCTCCGACATTTTCTCCGACCTTTTCTCCGACCTTTTCTCCGACGATAACGCAAAAACACCACACGATTTTCGTCAGAAAAACTACACATTATTTCTAACATATAGATATCCACACCTATCCACACCCATATGCCCCCATTGTTGACTTATATTAACTCCCTCCACATTGCTAGGTCATCGCCGCCGCCGGGCGTTAACTGGTGTCAAAAACATGAATGTGCAATCCGAGGCTATCGAGGGAGCCGAAAACCCCTTGTCTAATAACATATCCTTTGAAGATTTAATCAACCAAAGGAGTCAGAAATACTCAGAACCAGAAGCCGAAGCTACTGAAACTGAGGAGGATTCTTGGGAAGAGGAAGAGACTCTGGAACCAGAGGCAGTTTCCGACGAACAGGAAGAACCCGAAGAAGAAGAAGCCGAGGAAGAAGGCGAAGAGGAACAGGAAGTAGACTTGTTGTCGCTAAACCCTGAAGAGATCCAAGCATTGGCCAAAAAGAGCCGCAGCCGTTTGCTACACCGAGTGGGTGAGCTTACAGCGCAAAAGAAGGCACTTGAGGAAAAGCTGAACTCGCAGGCCCAAACGAAACCACTACCAGTAATCCCCGCAGAGCAGAACCCCTTCCGTGACATCGACAGTGTCGAGGGGCTACAAGCTAAATATGCGGAACTGGAGAAGGTCGCGGAGGAAACCGACACAATCCTTGAAGAACACGAAGACTATGGTGCTGAAGACATCATCGTCCTAGGTGACAAGGAGTTTACGAAGAAAGAGATTCGTCGAGCTAACCGCAATGCGCGGGAAGCCATGGCAAAATACCTCCCAGCACAGCATGCAGAACTCGCCAAGCGAGGACAACGCGAGCAGGCACGGGAACACTTCACCGGGTTGATCCCGCAGGAAGTCCCAGAGGTTGCCGACGAGGAATCCGACATCGGTAAACAATACAAGGAACTCCTAGCTGACCCACTGGTCGAACTGGTTAACCTGCATGTTCCAGACCTCGGGCCGCAACTCCCGTATATTTTGGCACACGCAGTTAGATCCATCCATCGCAGTCAGAAGACCAAGAGCGCAGCGAAAGCAGCGGGAACCATTTCCAAGCCGAAAGTAGCTGGAACCCCGTATGGTGCTGGAGCGGCGAAAGCAGGTGCGAAGACCGCGAAGAAGGGTGCTGATCAAGCCTACCAAAGGTTTCAAGCCTCACAATCTGTGGAGGACTGGGTTGCCGCCAGAGTTGCCCGGATGACTAAATAATCTAACCAACTAATATCATGCCTATCTCAACCTCGTATAATCCGAATGCGCCCCAAGCCAAACTTGGCCAAGGTTCCGCAATCAGCAACCGCGAAGACCTCAGCAATGAGTTGACGATCCTCGCTCCTGAAGAAACCCCGATCCTTTCGCTTTGCTCGAAGGGTAAGGCCAACAGCACCTTCAAGGAGTGGACTGTGGACAGCCTCGCTGCTCCCTCCATCGTTGGTGTTGCCGAAGGTTCCGATGTGAACACCTTCAGCGACAAGTTCGCTGATCGCGCTCGCCTTGGTAACTATGTCCAAACCTTCCGCCGCGACTACCTCGTATCGAACCTGCAACAAGCCGTGACGAGCGTTGGCCCAGCCAACATCGCCCAAGCCGAAGCCAAGTCGATGCGCGAACTCAAGCGTGATGTGGAAGCTCGTATCGCGTCGAACGAAGATCGTTCGGTCGAGAATGGTGCTGGCACTCCATACGCCCTCCGTGGCCTTGGTGACTGGCTTGACTCTGCAGGCCCATCCGATGTTCCTGCTGCTTACCGCACCCCTGCTGACTCGATCCGCACCAGTGCTGGTCTTAGCGAATCGCAATTCAACTCGCTGATCGGTTCGATCTTCTCGCGTAATGGTGAGATGAACTCGCTCACGCTGGTTGCCAATGTTGCCCTTCGTCAACTTATCAGCGGCTTCACCCGCGCCACCCCGTCGAGTGCAGGTGTTACCTACCATGTCAATCAAGACGCAACCAGCAAGGCAATCACCCTCGCTGTCAATGTCTATGACTCCGACTTCGGTATGGTCAAGATCGTCAACGCCAACCCTGCTTGTATGCCGACCGCTACGACCAATGTTGGTTATATCCTCAACCCGAAATACCTCGGCTTCGATTCGTTGATCCCGATGGGTGCTACTCGCCTTGAGAACCAAGGTGGTGGTGAGCGCGGTTA